ACCCTGGGCTTGCCGGTGGTGGGCAAAGGCAAGAAGGTCGAACTGCAATACGCACCGCCGGGGGTGGTGGAGGTGGACGAGGCCAGCGGCCAGGCGCTGATCGCGCGCGGGCAGGCGTTGCCCATCGACGCGCGGTACGAGGCGCCGGTGGCGCCGCAGGACGGCGTGACGATCACGCGCGAAGGCGACGGGCCGCGCATCGGCAAGGGGTGATCGCGATGGCGCCGGTGCCGCTCACCCCGTGGGAGCAGCAGGTCGATGCGGCCCTGCACAGCTGCATCGACACCTTCGGTGAAGGCGTGCAGCAGGTGGCCTACACGACCGGCGCGGGCACCACGGTGTGGATCGACGGCATCTTCGAGGCCAGCACCGAGGCGATCGATCCCGACACCGGCGCGCCGATCCTGAGCCACCAGCCGCGGCTGAGCGTGCGCCTGGCGCAACTGCCGGCGCTGCCGGAGGTCGGCGACACCTGCCTCATCCGCGGGCGGTCCTACCGCGTGATCGAGCCGGAGCTGGACGGCCAGGGCACGGCGACGCTGCGACTGCATGCCGTTTGATGCCCATCACCGGGCGCACGCGCGGTCCACGCCGCTGAGGTCGAGCGGGCGCGTTTCCTCGGGCGTGGCGATAAACCACGCCACCTGCACGTCGGCCGACGGGGTGAGGTCGGGGTAACAGTCGCGCAGGAACTGGGCGGTGTCGCGCACCGACATCGGGCCCAGGTAGGTATCGCACGGCACCAGCCGCAGTGGATCGGCATCCGCGTCGAACTGCCGTTTGGACAGGAGCAGGCCCCCGGCCGTGACAAAGACATAGAGCTGCATGTGGTTCCCCCTGTGTGGACGGTGCGCGATCGCCGTCAACGCGATGCCCCCTGCGCACCTGGGCATCGCTAGCGCATGGTCAGCATCCGGTGGTCGTACGGGCCGATCACCAGTTCGGCGACCTGGATGTCAGCGGCGGGGTACAGCCGCGCAAGCGTCGACTCCAGGAACTGGGCCGCGCTGCGCTGGGCACCGGGCCCCACGAACGCGTGGTAGCGGTGGCGGTGGTGTTCGATTCCGTGCTCAACCAGGTAGCGGTACTTGCACAGCACCGGCCCGGTCGGCGTCATCACGAAGTACAGGTCCATTGCCATTCCTCAGGTGTGCGTCCATGCACGTGACCCCTTGTGTCGTGTGGTTATGAATCACCCTCGCCAGCGCATCCGTCAAGCCTTTCAAGCGGCCCTGGACGGGCGTACCGTGGCCGGTGGCCGGATCTGGACCAACCGCCCCTCGCCACTGTCGCAGGGACCGTCCGCACTGGGCGGCCTGCGCGAATTGCCGGCGGTGCTGGTCTACACGCGCGACGAACGCGCGCAGGTGTTTGACGAGTCGCCGCGGCGCTACCGCCGCCATGCCGAGCTGATGGCCGAGTGCGCGCTGGAGGTCGGCGCCGACACCGCCATTGACGACGATCTCGATGCGTTCGCGCAGCAGGTCGAAACCGCGATCCTGGCCGACGACACGCTGGGCGGGATCGCCAACGACACGCAGCTGACCGGCACGACGATGGCGATCGTGGATGCCGGCGCCCGCCTGATCGGCGCGGTCGTGCTGAGTTTCCAGGTCGAGTACTTCACGCACGCGCCCACGCCGGACGCGCCGGCACTGGCTGACCTTACAACCCTTGAAACGCAGTACAGCCTGGACGGCGCGCAGGACGATCCGCGCGACCGCGCCAGCACCGTGCTGACCGGTCTGGACCATTGATCAGCAGCGAGGCTAACGGCGCCGTTTCGTCGCCTGCGCCGCTTTGTGTTTGGCCTTGGCTTCGTTGATGGTGGCCGCGGTGCGCAGGACGGGCTGGCCCCGTGCCGCATGGTCGAGCTTCTGGATCGCTCCGCCACGGGCGAGGAACGCCTCCACCGATTCCACGGGCTCTTGGGGCGGCACCGGGCCGTCATCGCGCCGGGGCGTTCTCGCGCGGAAATTGGCCGTGGGGTGCGGGTCGTTTGGCGCGTCAGGTCGCGGGTACAGGGTGTTCATGAGCAAGCACAACAGCAGGCAGGGGACGTCGGGCGATGGTGTCGACAATCGCGCGGGCGTCCAACGCGATGGCGCCTGGACGTGTCCGGGAAACGTCTGGCTCCGGGCGCATCGATCCATGAACGCACGCGCGTTCGTGCGGCCGGCGCACGGGCAGCTGGTGCGCCACCCCGACGGGCGCTGCCTGGCGGCGCAGGGCGAAGCCGTGGTCCTGACCAGCTACTGGCGGCGGCGCATCGGCGCCGGTGACGTAATCGTTGGGCCGGTGCCCAACCCGAGGAGTGCGGAGGGACCGCCATGACCATCGGCTTCGACCAGATTCCGCAGCACCTGCGGGTGCCGGGCATCTACACCGAGATCGACCCGAGCAAGGCCGCCAGCGGCGCGCAGCTGCTGGCCCTGCGCCTGCTGCTGATCGGGCAAACCTTGCCGACCGGCAACGCGGCCGCCTCGGTGCCGGTGCGCGTGACCAGCGCCGACGGCGCGCGCGTGCAGTTCGGCGAGGGATCGATGCTGGGGATCATGGCCGCGGCCGCCTTCGCCGGCAGCCAGGCCAACGAGGTCTGGGCGCTGCCGCTGCTGGATGCGCCCGGCGCGCTCGCGGCGACGGGCGAGATCGGCGTTGCCGGGATGCCCACCGCCGCCGGCCGGGTGATGCTGTACCTCGCCGGGCAGGCCGTGCCGGTCGCGGTCGATGCCGGCGACACGCCCGATGCGATCGTTGCCGCGACGGTGGCGGCGATCAACGCGCAACCGATGCTGCCGGTCAGCTCGAGCGTGGAGGTCGATCCCGATCGCGCCAGGCTGACCGCGCGCCACGCCGGCGAGACCGGCAACGATCTGGACGTGCGCCTGAACTACTTCGGCGAAGCCAGCGTGCCGGGGCTGACCGTGACGCTCACGCCGTTCGCCGGTGGCAGTGGCAATCCCGACATCGCCCCGGCGCTGGCGACGCTGGGGGATGAGTGGTTCCAGGTCTGGGCGATGCCCTACACCGATGCGGCCAACCTGACGGTATTGGAGACCGAACTGACGAGCCGGTTCGAGGCGATGCGCGAGATCGAGGGGCAGGCCTACGCGGTCGCACGCGGGACATTGGGCACGCTGGCGGCGCTGGGCAATGCGCGCAACAGTGCGCACGTGTCGATCGTGGCCGACGACGGCGGGCCGATGCCGACCTATGCCAAGGCCGCCGAGACGGCGGCGCTGGTGGCGCGTTACGCCAGCGACGATCCGGCGCGGCCGTTGCAGACCTTGCCGTACCGCTACTGCCTGCCGGCCGCCGAGGGCGAGCGATTCACCGCGACCGAGCGCAACGTGCTGCTGTTCGACGGCATCGCCACCACCACGGTGGACGACGGCGGGGTGATGCGCACCGAGCGGCTGATCACGACCTACCGCACCAACGCCAGCGGCGCGGCCGACACGGCGTACCTGGACAGCGAGCCGATGTTCACGCTGATGGCGATCCGCCACGACTGGAAGAACACGCTGGCGCGCAAGTACCCGCGGCACAAGGTGGCTGACGACGGCACCCGTTTCGCCCCCGGTCAGGTCGTGGTCACGCCCAACACGATCAAGGCCGAGGCGGTGGCGAAGTTCCGCGAGTGGGAGAGCCTGGGCCAGGTCGAGGACTTCGCCCAGTTCCAGGCCGAGCTGGTGGTCCAGCGCAACGCGTCCGACCCCGGCCGCATCGATGTGCTGTTCCCGCCGAACCTGATCAACGGCCTGCGCGTGATCGCCACGAAGATCCAGTTCCGGTTGTGAGCGGGGCGGGTGCGCCGTGGCCGTTGGCAGGCGCGGGCATGGGTGGGGCGCCCAGGGCCGGCGCCGGCAGGCCATCGAGCCGTTCATGCAGGATCACCGGATAACAGGTGTAGGCATGGCCCTCGTCGATGGAGGCGGTGGACACCAGCAGGAGCAGGCCGTCCTGGTGAACGATTCGCTCGTGCGCGAGCCCGGCGACACGGTACGCCGACTCGTCTTGCGTGGCAGCGTCAAGCGTATGGGTTTGCGACACGGGCGCGCTCCCAGGACAGCGACTGGTTTGTGG